GAAGCCGACCAAGAGCGAGCTGCTGGCCGGCTTCCACAATGCCATTAATAAGGCCATCGGCCAGGGCACGACCCTGGAGGAGTTCCGCCGCGATTTTGATAAGCTGGTGGCGGCCCATGGCTGGGACTACAAGGGCGGCCGCAACTGGCGGTCGAAGGTGATTTATAACACCAACATCCAGGTGGCCTATCAGGCAGCCCGCTACAAGGAGCTGCAGGCGCTGGGCGATGCGGCCCCCTTTTGGGAGTACCGCTCCAAACGCGACAGCCGGGTGCGGGAACAGCACCGGCGCTGGGACGGCATCATCCTGCGGGCCGACGACCCGTGGTGGGATGTGCATTACCCGCCCAACGGCTGGGGCTGCCGCTGCCGGGTGTGGCCGCGCACCAAGGGCGATCTGCGGCGGGCCGGCAAGAGCGGGCCGGACAACACGCCGGATGACGGCACGGTCGAGTGGGTGGATCCCAAGACGGGCGAGGTGCTGCGCAAACCGGCCGGTGTCGATCCCGGCTGGGACTATCACCCCGGTAAGGCGGCCTGGGGCAAGAAATTATCCGAGAACGCCATGAACGCCTGGCGGGCGGACAGCGATAAATGGCAGCGGCTGACCGCCGGTGACTGGCAGTCCTACGGGCGGCCGGAGATGATTCCGGCTGATCTGCCGCAGGCAGATCTTGGTAAAAAGGCATCAACCAGGGCAGAGCTGTCCGCCAGCATTGCCGCGACCATCGGTGGGGCGGAAAAGGTTTATCGTTTTCAGTCCGGAGAATTCTCATACCCGGTGCTGGTGAACGCCGAAACCCTGGCGTCCCATATGGATCTGGACCGCTCCGCCTTTGTGTCTCTGCTGCCGGAGCTGCTGGCCGATCCGTTCGAGGTGTGGCTGTCCTTTGAGCAGCACAGCGCCAGCGGCCAGGTGGTGTTGCGGCAGCGGTTGATTAAAGCGGTACGGCTGGACAAGGACAAAGGGTTGATGCTGGCGGTGCAGAGCGCCAACGGCATGATGGAGGGCTGGACGTTCTTCCCTGTCTCGAATTTGAATTATCTCAATAAACAGCGGCAGGGGAAGTTGATTTATCGGCGGGAGAATGAAGGGGACCTCTGACACCACACTGTCAGGGCGCCCGGAACCGGTTACCGGGGATGTGGCCCAACCGGAGCCTGCAATAAAAATATACAGCGCGACCGGTAAAGAGTCAAGAAGCGAATAAATCGTTTTTAAGGCGATTTCCGGGCGGCGCGTCCCAACCCTCGGGACTGGCCGGTTGCGTTCAACCTGGACGATTTTAAAAATAGTTTCACAACGGTTTCATGCGGGAGACGGAACATGAGAAAGCTGGATGGATGGGTAGAGATTTTTAAGGCCGGCCGGCATACCGACAGCCAGGGGCGAACCAGGGAGTTCTCCGTGGCCGATCTGGACCGGATGGTCGGCAGTTACCAGCCGGCGACGCATGAAGCGCCGGCGGTGATCGGCCACCCGAAGGACAACGCCCCGGCCTGGGCCTGGGTAGATGGTCTCAAGCGGGTCGGCGAGGTGGCCCTGGCCAAATTCAAGCAGGTGCAGCCGGAGTTCGCCGACATGGTGGACCGCGGGCTGTTCAAAAAGAGATCGATAGCACTGTACCCGGACGGCTCGCTGCGCCATGTCGGGTTTCTGGGGGCGCAGCCTCCGGCGGTTAAGGGGCTGAGGGATTTTGCCCTTGGCCAGGGTGATGAGTGCAGCAATTATGAATTCGAGGAGGGCGGCCGGAGCGGCCCTCGACAACAGGAGGGCGACATGCGGACAGCGGAAGAGTTGCAGGCGGAGCTGGACAAGGAAAAAGAGTTGCGAAAACAGGCAGAGGCCAAGGCGGCGGCGGCGGAAACAGCGGCGGCCAAGGCTGCCAATGATTTCGCCGAATCGGAAACGAAGCGCAAAAAAACGGAGATTATCAATTTCGTCGACCAGGGCATCAAGGCCGGCAAGATGCTGCCGCTCTGGAAGGAACAGGGGATTGTCGAGTTCATGGCGGCCCTGGATGGCGGCGAGGTGCAGACCTTTGAGTTCGCCGAAGGCAAGAAGGAAAGCCCGGCGGCCTGGTTCAGGACGTTCATCAGCTCCTTTTCCGAGCATCCCCTGTTCAAGGAGATGACCAAGCCGAAGGATGACAAGGATAAAGACGGCGAGTTCGCGGAATCGGAAGATCTCACCAAGTACGTATAACCGAACGTTTGAAACGCTCATAAAATAAGGAGTCAATTATGAATCAGGTAGTAGGGACATTCAGCTTTTCAGAGGACACCATCATTGCCGGCGGCCATCCGGCGGTGGTCCGCTCCATGGCGATCAACGCGGCCCAGGGGGTTCTGGCCGCCGGGATTCTGCTCGCGCTCTCGGCCACCGGCCTGGTGCCGTATGAGAGTGATGATGAAGTGGTCGCCACCGGCAACGGCGTGCTGACCGCGTTTGCCGGCACCATTGCCCATGCCCCGGTGCATCCCGGCTCTCTCTCCATCACCGACGCCACGGAGGATTTTGCCGATGACGGGTATGGCCATCTGGTCGGGGACGCCGGCGGCAGCGGCGCCATCAATTACACCACCGGCGCCTTTACTCTCTCATTCAACGCGGCCCCGGCCAATGCCCAGGCTGTCACCGCCACCAATTACAACCAGCTGGCCGGGGCGCTCAGCTCCAGGGTGGACACTGCCGCCGAGGCCTCGGGCACGGTGGTCGTGCACGGCACGGTCCGGGCGGACAGACTCACCAAGACCACCGCCGGCACGGCCCTGGCCGCAGCCGACACGGCAAGGCTGGAAGGCATCGGCGTCTGGCCGGTATAACTCAATCATTCAGCCGCGTAACGTAATGGACAAATAAGGAGAAAAGACCATGTTCAACCTGAGAACTTTATTCACCCGGGAAGCGATCGTCAGACAGCTGAAGCAGCTCCCGGTTTTGAAAACCCCGGTGATGGATGTCATCTTCACCGACCGGCAGCAGAAGACCTCGCCGATTGTCGGCATCGAGGACATTTTGTCCGTCGTGCGGGCCTTGCCGGTGGTGCGCCGCGACAGCGCCTCCATTCCGGCCACCAGCCAGACCAGAAACTATCAATTCATCGAGCCGCTGCCGGTCAACGCCCATGTTTTCGCCACGGCTGCAGATCTGAACAATCTGCAAGTGCTTGACCCTGCCGGTAAGGATATGTGGGCCCGGGAGAAAAACGATTTCCTGCGCCGGGCCTGCCGGATGACCACCGAGGGCATTGCCGCGGTTTCTCTTTCCGGCACCATCACCTGGCCTTGCCAGCTGCAGACCGGCGGATTTGAGAATTACACCATCACCTACGGCACGCCGCTGTCCGTGGTGCCGACCACGCTGTGGTCCGCCGCCGGCGTCAAGGTGGCGGATGTGTTTGATCTGTTCCAGACCATGGAAGAGGCGCTGCAGGATGAAGGATATGGCAGCACGGTTGAGATCTGGGCCGGCAAGACCGCCTACAACCTGCTGTTCAAGATTGCCGAGGCCGTTACCTCCACCGCCAAGATCAGGGTGGAAATCACCGACCAGGGCATCAATATCGGCGGCTATCTGGTCAAGCGGCGCAGCGAGCGGTACCGTAATCCGCAGACCGGCGTCATGACGCCGACCATCGCCGACAAGGAAATCAAGATGATCGCCATGGATGCCGGCCACAAGCTGATCTACTGCGCTCTGGATGATCTGGACGCCAACCTGCAGCCGCTGCCGTTCTTCTCCAAGCCGATCAAGTCGGAAGACCCGAGCGGCTGGAAGATCGTCGGCGAGAGCAAGCCGCTGCCGGTTACCAATCCGAAAGGCATCTGCGGGGCGACGGTTTCCAACTAAAACAGGACTGGTCAAATAATGTACTGCACCCTTGACAATCTGAAACTGGCCATCGATGAGGCCCGGCTGCTGGAGCTGACCGACGATGAGAATCTCGGCGCCATCAACCAGGCCCGCATCGATGAGGCGATCAGCACGGCCCAGGGCGAGGTGGACGGCTATCTGCAGGAACGGTATGACGTACCCCTCTCTCCGGTGCCGCCGCTGATCACGGGCGCCTGCGTCGATGTTGCCCTGTATCACCTGTACAGCCGCCGGATGGAGACGTTGCCGGAGATCCGGAGCAAGCGCTATGATAATGCCGTCCGGCTGCTGCTGCGGATCGCCGACGGCAAGCTGAGCCTCGGCATTGCCGTGCCCCCCGAGGAGACCAACAGCGGCAAGGTGCTGGTCACGGCAAGCACCCGCATTTTCCCGGACACGGAACTGGATAAATTCTGATGGAAATGCGCGTCCTCATCGATGATGAAAAATTCGCCGGCATGCTGGCCGGCATGCGGCATCGTTTCAGTTCGCTGGAGCCGGCCATGCGGCTGGTCGGCCAAATGGTGCTGGAATCGATTGACGACACCTTTGCCGCCGAGGGCCGGCCAAGCGACTGGGAGGCCCTGGCCGATCGCACCCTGGCCCGCAAGAAGCCGGGCCTGCGCATTCTGGAGGGCGAGTCCGGCCGGCTGCGGGAAGGCATCCATATCGAGGCGGTGGGCAAGAACTATGTGGATGTGGCGCCGGATGATCTGCCCTATGCCCGCATCCAGCACCTGGGCGGCGAGGCGGGCCGGGGCGCGACCATCCCGGCCCGGCCGTATCTGGTGCTGCAGGGCGGCGATGCCGGCCGCATCGAGGAAATTATTACCGATTACATCATGGGGGACGCATGATCATCGACCTGCTGGACGGCACCATGGCCCTGATCAGCGCCGGCCTGCCCTATCTGCGCAAGGTGGCGGATCTGCCGAGCCGCCAGGTGCTGAAAGACAGCCTGGCGCAGCTGGCGGTTAATGCCCCGTGCGTGTATGCCATTTACGAGGGCGGTACGTTTGCCGAACCGAAGAGCACGGCCCCCAGGCAATACGGCCAGCCCGGCATCGTGTTGGCCGTCATCGCCCGTTCGCTGCGCGATCCGTACGGCCAGGCCGCCAGCCGGGGCGACGGGGTCAACGTCGGGGCCTATGAAATTCTGGCTGATCTGCATCAGGCCCTGCTGGGCAAGATCCCGGCCGCAAATTTCGGCAGGATGCACCTGGTGAATGAGGGACTGTTTGCCGTCAAGGACGGCGTGGTGGTTTATGTGTCCACCTACCGGGCCGGTTATCAGCTGCAACCCGCGTGATTGCGGATTGCGGATTGCGGATTGTAAGGGCACGGCATGACGTGTCCCTGGTACGGGCACGGCATGCCGTGCCCCAACTAAGGAGGATGGGAAAAAGTGGAATTATATAAGCGCAAGGCGGTGATCATCGCCAAGATCGAGACGGTGTACGGCACGGACAGCGTGCCGCTCGGGGCCAACGCCATCGGCGTCACGGACCTCAAGGTCGAGCCGGCCAAGGGTACCAAGAAGAAACGGGAGATCATCTACCCTGATTTTTCCACCCAGCCGCACATCATCACCCAGCAGCATCAGGCGGTATCATTCACCGTGGAACTGAAGGGCGGCGGGGCGGCCGGCACGGCTCCGGAATGCGGGGCGCTGCTGCGCTCCTGCATGCTGGAGGAAACCATCAGCGCCGGGGTTTCCGTGGCCTATCAGCCGCGGTCGGCTGATTTTGAGTCGTGCACCATCTATGTCAACCAGGACGGCGTGCTCCACAAACTGCTCGGCTGCCGGGGTACGGTGCAATTCAATGTCTCCGGCGGCGAGTATCCGACCGCCTCATTTTCCTTCCTGGCCCTGGCGGTTGCCCCGGCCGATGTGGCGCCGGTGGTGCCGGTCTATACCGCGGTGGTGCCGGTAGAGGTCAATAATACCAATACCGATTTCAGTTTCGGCGGCTATACGGCGGTGCTCCATAAACTACAGGTTGACCTGGGCGTCACGACCAAGTTCCGGGAGCTGCCCAACCAGACGGCCACGATCATGACCACCGGCCGGGACTGCAAGGGCAGCCTGGTCATGGACGCCATGATGAACGCCGATCATAACTACTGGACGTCATGGTCAACCGCAGCTGCCCTGGCCATGACCATGACCCATGGGGCAACAGCCGGCAATATCGTCGAGATTGCGGCGCCGAAGGTGCAGATGGATAACGTCGACTACGGTGACGTGGACGATATTCTGACCTTCAATACCCCCATCAGTCTGACCCGCAATGCCGGAGACGACGAAATGACGATCACCTTCCGGTGATTGCGATTGCGGATTGCGGATTGCGGAATGCGGAATGTTGGGGCACGGCATGCCGTGCCCGTACAATGGCACGGCATGCCGTGCCCGTACAATCCGCCGTGCCCCAAATTATTCAAAGGAGATTTAATGGACTTTAACGCACTGATAAAAACCGCGCCGCTGCGCACGGCCAGGGCTGATTTCCGGGGCCTGTTCGGCCTCGAAATCGTCATTACCCCGAACAACGAGATCGCCGACGCCATTAAGCGGTCAACCCGGGAGGTGCTCGATACCGCCACCGGCCAGTACGGGGCGGAGATCGACCAGGACAAGCTGCGCGATTATCTGGTGACCCGCGTCACCGGTTACCACAATCTTACCCTGCGCAAGGCCATGACTTTGTGCGGCCGGGTTTTGCCGGATGAGATGGCCGACCGGGCCGGGGATCCCCTGGGCTGTGACCGGGAGACGACCACCACCCTGCTTGCCATGGTGGTCGGGCTGCAGACCTGGCTGCTCGGCCAGTTGAAGACCCTGGGGGCCGAGGCGGCCCGGCTTGAGGCGGCGGCCCTGGGAAACTGACGGCCATTGCCCGCTGGCTGGCGGCCGACCGGCAGGCCTGCGACTCCTGCCGGGACGATCAGCGGGTGATGGGAGTTGTGAAAGCGTGTACCGGCTGCCGCTCCCATGTCCAGCCTCCGGACCGGGTGCTGCCGGAAAACAGTCTGGCGATTGAGATTTTCAGGGTCTGCCGCAGCCAGTGGTTGACCGGTTTTGCCGGGGCCTACGCCCTGGACGGCAATTTCGTCTGGCGGGTGATGGACGATATGCGGATCGCCGACAAGACGGCGGTATGGGCCCGGGTGGACAGCCTGGCAAAGATGTATCTCGCGGAAATTGGGAAAACAAAAAAGAAAAAATGAGCGATCGCGATATCAACATACGGGTCAAGGTCCGGGATGACGGGTCGGTGACCCTGACGACCATCGGCGACAAGGGCGAGAAGGCGTTTGACCGGATCAATGACAGCAGCCGGAAAGCAAAAGAAAGCGTAGGTTTGCTGAACCGCAATGTCCTTTCCCTGGCCGCTGGCTTCGGCGGCGCGCAACTGGCTCTCGATGCTGCGCGGGCCGTTCTGCGCAGTCTCAGGGATGAAGTGATGGCCGGCTTTAACGCAGTCGAAGACTTTAATCTGTCTGTCGCCTCCATGACCGCGTTCATGACCACGTTTTCCGCTAAGGGGGCAAGCGGTGATCTGGCCGGAGCATTTATCGAGGCCAATACCTATGCCAAAGAGCTGATTCCGGTGCTGGAGATCATGGACGCGCAGACCATTGCTACCGGTAAGGATCTCAAAGTGGTAGCGGAGACCATGATGATGTACGGCACGGTGCTTGACGTGAACAACAAGCGACAGGTGGATGGCATGCTGAATATCGTCAATGTGCTGAAAATGATCACTGCCGGCCAGAACCAGGATATTCAGCTACGGCAGGAAACAAATGCCTTGCTGGAGGGGCAGATCCGCATGACGGACCGTCTTCCGAAGCTGTTGCAGGCGATTGATCCGGAACTGGAAAAACATCTGCGGCAATGGAAAGAGGAAGGGACGTTAATTGAAAACGTCGGGGGACTGCTCGCCGGTTTCGGCACTTCGACAGACCTGATTGCCGCCACCTGGACTGCGATCGGATCCACCATGGAGACGATTCATACCAGAGTGTTGCGCGGCGGCATGCAGCCCGTCTACCAGGATATTCTTAGCATGGCCACGGCCACCAACCGGGCCTTCATGGACCAGCACGGCAATCTGACAGAGCTGGCGCAGACCGTACAGGTCGGCATCAGAGTGGCCTGGGTGGATACCAAGAATACCGTAAGCGCGGTGTATAATCTGGTTGCCGGCTTTGGCCCGATCTTGGGTTTTGTCGGCGACGTGGTGGTCAGTATCGCCGACGGCTGGGGGATGATTCTGGTTGTAGTCAATGCGTTGACGGAAAGGACCAGGCTGTGGATAGAGGCCATGATCGAGGCCGGCAAGGTGGTCACTAATGTTGCCGCCGCCAACTGGAAAGCTTGGTCATTTGATTTTTCCGGCGCGCGCCAGGCAAAATTGGCCGCTGAACAAGCATTCGAAAGAAGCGGCGCACTCGCCAGCCAGGGTATGGACTTGTCGGCATTTATGACGGACGTCGACGCCGGGCTGGCTGAATATTTCCAGGCAAAAAAAAAGGGACAACAGAATGGGGGCAAGGCCGTCGCCCCGGTGATGGCCCCGCCGCCAGCTCCAGCGCTCAGCGCCGATGAACAGCTCAAGAAAAACGCCGAGGAAAACAAAAAAATCCTCGAATCCATGTTCAACATGGACCAGTGGTACGGCGACCAGTCGGACGCCTCAGAGGCGTGGTTCGATGAAGAAAAGAAGCGTATCGATGAGCTGTGGCGGCTGCGGGAAGAGCGGGCCAAGCAGGCCGATGAGGAGTTTGTCCTGCTGGGCGAGGCGGCCCAGGAGGCGGAAAAATCGCTGCTGGATGTGACCCGCGCCGCCCTGCCTGAACAGGAACGGGCCGTGCACGACGTGCACCAGGCCTATGCCGCCTTGAATGAGCAGGTGAACCAGCTGGCCGCGGCCGGCGATATCTCCAAGGAAGTGGCCGCCTCGCTGCATGAGAATCTCACCGTGCGCATGACCGAGGACCTCGACACCCTGGCCGACAAGGGCAAGAAAACATTCGGCGAGGACATGAAGGACGCCGTTACCGGCTGGGCTGCCGGCTTCTCCGCCACCCTGACGGATCTGTTGTGGGAATCAGATGCCACCTTCGGCGATATTGCCAAGTCATTCGGCAAAATGCTGACCCAGATGTTGATCCAGAAAAGAATGATCGAGCCGATGCTGGATAGCGCGGGAGGGTCAAGCGGTTGGATTAATACCGGCATTGCCGCGGCATCAGCGCTGTGGGGCTTTGCCGACGGCGGATCATTTACGGTGGGTGGCGCCGGCGGCACGGATAGCCAGCTGGTTGCATTCCGAGCCTCGCCCGACGAAACCGTCACCGTCACCACGCCGGGCCAGCAGGCGGCAGGCGGCAATAATATCGTCTTTAATAATTCCTTCCAGATCAATATGCCGGCCGGCGCCAACCGGGATGAGGCAGCCGGCTCCGAGCGCATGGCGGCCGAGGCCGGCCGCATGCTGCAGAACCAGATGCGCGCCTTTCTCCAGGGAGAAATGCGGCCCGGCGGCATTTTGAACCAGCAGGGGGTTTACTGATGGACACGTTCCCTGCCATCCAAGCCCATTACGGCTCCACGCCGCAGCCGGTCAAACCGCGGGTGCTGCGCAGCGTGTTCGGCGACGGCTACACCCAGCGGGTCGGCGACGGCCTCAATCCGATCCAGGAGAGCTGGAATTTTGTGGTGAAAGACATCACGGCCGCGGAAAAGGACACCGTCGTGGCATTCCTGAAGGCCAAGGCCGGGGCCGAGGCCTTCTACTGGACGCCGATCGGCGAGACCGTGCCGCGCCAGTACACCTGTGCGGAGTGGCTGCCCGTGCCCGGCGAGGGCGAGTTGTGGAGCATCAGCGCCAGTTTTGTCGAGGAGTTTGATTTATGAGCATCCGCGCCGATATTCAACGGCCAGACCCTGGGGACCGGGTCGAGCTGTTTACGCTCGATGCCGCCGTGCTTGGCGGCTCGGTGCACCGGTTCTGCTCGTCGGTCAAGGAGCAGGCGGCCCTGGTCTGGCAGGGCAATATTTATGCGCCCATGCCGGTGGAGGCGGCAGGCTTCGAGGTGGCGGCCGGCGGCAAGCTGCCGACGCCCACCGTGCGGCTGGCGGACAGCCTCGGCCTCTTCCGGGCCATGGTGCGGCAGTATAACGACCTGGTGGGCGCCGAATTCACCCGCACCGTCACCTTTCGCCGGTATCTGGACGGCGAGCCGGAGGCGGATCCGGCCGCCCATTTTCCGCTGGATATTTTCACTGTCGAGCGCAAGACCAAGCAGCTCGGCATCGAGCTGGAGTGGCAGCTTGCCGCCCGCATGGACCAGCAGGGCAAAAAGCTGCCGGGCCGGGTAGTGATGAAAACCATCTGCGATTACCGCTACCGGATCTGGAATTCTGACACGGTAAGCTTTGATTACAGTAACGCCAACTGTCCCTATGAGGATCCGGTCTATTTCAACGATCAGGGTGAGGCGTGCGCCCAGGCGGCGGATGCCTGTGGTCATCTTTTGTCAGATTGCGTGCTGCGCTACGGCAAGCGGCCCTTGCCGTTCCGCGGCTTCCCGGGAGTGGCTGATGTTCGAAACTAAGGTAACCATCGATGCCATGGCCCACGCCAGGGCGGAACACCCGCGCGAATCCTGCGGTTTGGTGATCAACGGGATATACGTGCCGCGCCGGAACGTGGCCGCGAATCCGGAGCATGACTTCCGCATCTCGCCGCAGGCCTACGCCGGGGCGTTGCGGCGCGGGGCCGTGCAGGCCGTGATCCACAGCCACCCGGACGGCACGGACCATCCTTCGCACGACGACATGGCGCATCAGATGGCCTCCGCCCTGCCATGGTGCATCCTGCCGTACGGCAGGCAGCCTTTCTGGTTCGGTGACCAGTGCCCGATTCCCCGGCTGCGCGGCCGGGTTTTCCGGCACGGGGTGACGGACTGCTACAGCGTCATCCGTGACTGGTACCGGCTGGTAAAAAAAGTGAAATTGCTTAATCTGCCGCGCCGCGACAAGTGGTGGGAGAAGGGTGACGATATCTATATGTCCAATTTCCTGGCGGCCGGCTTTGTTAAGATCGAGCTGCAGGAGGCTGGTCGCGGCGAAATTGGACA